GACAGCCTTTATTTAAGGGGGGGAGGCAGCGGTATCGGCTGCCCTGATGCATCAAAGGCAACCAACAGCGCCGCCTTCTTATTCAGGCCATGACCTTCCTCTTCATCGTGACACACTTTGCACTCCCATCTTAAGTTGTCCCAGTTCAATGTGATCTCTGGATCATTGATATTGTCAGGAGTTATCCCAACCTTATGATGCACAATGTATCCCAATCGCTCGTGACACTTCTCACACATTCCGCCATCAATCATTATTCGATTGTTTATGTACGACCTTCGGCAGTCCTTCCATTTTTTCGAATGATAAAACGCCTGTGCGTATTCCTTTGCCATATGTTCACCTTCTTTCAGGAGGAACGACGCCCTGGGTTTCATGCGTCGGTTGAATTATGAGAACGATCATCGGAACATTAGGAATCGAACCTAAGACACACGGCTTATAAGGCCGCCGCTCTCCCGCTGAGCTATGTTCCGTACTCTTTCCGTTTGACATATCTGCTATTTTGTAAACTGTACCCTGTATCTGTTTCTACTAATTAATGCCGCCGATTTTTATACCATCGACTTTACACCATTTAATTATGACAAATGATAGACAAAATAAAAGAAACTATCGAAAATACGATAGCTTATTGTATACCTTATCCTTCTGGTCCTGGTTGACTCCAATATATCTAAGGGTAATGTGAATATCTGCATGATTAAAAATATCCATTAGCATAGCTGCATCTTTCGTAGACTGATATACATGATATCCGAATGTCTTTCGCAGCGTATGTGTTCCGATCTTCTCTATTCCAAATTTTTTACCCGCGTCTGATAATATGTTGTATGCCTGCTGTCGTGTGATTGGTTTATTCTCATGCGGATTTTTAAATAGATACTCGTAATCGTCTTTTCCAATTATGTACTGATCCAGTGCTTTCTTAAGATCACGGTTAATAGGGAAGCGTTTTTCTTTCCCAGTCTTCTTTTCTCGTAACACGATATCATTTTTATTTTTTACGTCACGAACACGGAACTTTAAAATATCCGATATCCGCAGGCCGGAATAAATACCAAAAAGGAACATGACATAATTACGCCCACTCTCCTTTTTTAAATACTCTGCAATATCTATAACTGTCTCCTTGTCACGTATAGGTTCCACCGTATTCATCCGCTCACCCGTCTTCTCCTTTATGGCGTGAGAAAAGGGCCTCTGCATTTAGAAGCCCTCACCTTGATTTGTAATCCATGGTAACATATTATCACACTTGACAAGGCAAAATACGCCATCTTTTATATTTCACCTAATTTTTTTCCGACTGCATAAATAAAATCTCTTACAATCCGCTGCATCTGCCTTTCACGGTAAGATGTGCACCGCTCCATATCAAAATATTTCATGTTATGGTAACGATAGGACCAAAACCTCACCCGGATTACTTTTTGATGTTCCGGTCGCATATTATTATAGACACTTTCCACTGCATCAATTTCCCGCTTTACTCTTTGCAACCATGGATCGTCGGCAATTTTAATTGCAAGGCGCTCCGTCGGATTGCCTATACTGTTCCCTTTTGGCTGCCCGTCGCTCCCGCCCTTCTGATTCATGATTTCATCAATCCGCTCTTCATACTCTGCTTTATTTTGCGGATATCTGCGTACTTTCGGTTCGATAATTCTCCATGCTTCTGTTGGTATTCTGTTTCCCATTACCATTCCCTCCCTGTTTCACGATCTTTTAAATGAATCCTTCCAACAATTTCAAAGCCCGCAAGGCTTGCCACCGTACGCAATACATTGATTACGTCCTTTACCGGTTTCGGCGGCCGATCTGCTTCTTTTATTGCCCGGTACGCCGTCGGGTCCGGATATCCCTCACCATTTTTATGTATCATGCGTTCACCCTTCCTTTATGTAAAATTTGTGACCTCACTCTATCCCATTCGTCGCATAATTCCTTTGATATACTTTTAGTCGTACACTCATCATATACAGGCACTATATAATATTTTCTTTTTAATTTATATCCACCTGAAGCGGCAGCATAAATACTTCTGATCGAAATATCTATAAATGCGGCGGCTTCATCTGCATTCATTGTGTTTATAAAATTATCCCCTTCATAAATATCATACATTTTTGCTTTCATGGCCTTTTCCTCCTCAACTGATATATTTTCTATGTGCTTCTTTGGCTTTGCTTCTGCTATAGTTCCCATAATTATCTTTCGTTGTATTCAGATTGTTGTGACCTACGAGATCCGCAACTAAAGTAAGCGGTACGTCCTTTTCCAGAAGTTCAGTGACGAATTGCCGACGCCACTTATGCGGATTAATTGCAATCCCATTAAGTCGCTTATCCATCTCGCTGAGACTCTTCAGCATTACCCTCACTGCATCATCGGTCATTCTCCTATGTGGTGCACGGCTCCCTACAAATAATGCAGGATTATCGTCAGTGCGGCTTTCAAGGTACTCTTTCAAATGTACCGCAGCTTCACCGTTAAAATATACTGGTCGTTCCTTGCGTCCTTTCCCGTATACTATACATTGACGTCCATGCATATCTATATCGTCACGATTAAGCGCCACCATTTCAGATATACGCACCCCTGTCCTGTGAAGGAAATCCACAATTGCAATATCGCGGAGACTATGCTCTTTTGCAACGTCTTTCACAATCGTTATCTGTTCATCGGTGAAGACTTCTTTAACCCGGTGCTCAACCTTATTATCTTTAATCTTAAGCATCGGATTTTTTGTGATATACTCTTCTTCGGTAAGCCATTTAAACAACCCTCGGAGCATACGAGTCTTATTATTAATTGTCTGATCCGTATTATGCCTTACCAACTTGCAATGTGCCAGATATCCGCGTATATCTCCTGTCGTAATCTCATTTAGCGACTTATTCACGGTTCCAAAAAACTGCTTATATTCCTGCTTATAGGTTTCTACGGTCTTTTCCGTACAACCGCGAACAAGCATGGAAGCCAGGAACAGCCTCACCCACTCAGACGTATTATCTACCTGAGTAGACAATCCGGTCTCTTCCCGGTATATCTGCATGTTATGAAGGGCCATATATAGTACCGCTTTCGCATCATTAAGCCGCGTCTGCTCCGCAATCACATTTGTAAGTCCATACATGATATTTGTTACAACTTCATCTAAATTAACCTGCTCTGCCATGTTATTATCCTCCTTCTCAGACTGGAAAATTATTCCTCTTGCTTTTCTCTGCCTGAGTCGGTTATAATATACTCAAGCAGTTATAGAGCGGTGGTAAGCATCTTCCCGGGTGTCCACCGCGTTTTTCTTTTTTCGCACATACGTTCTTTACTTCCGTTTTTTATTGCCGGGAATGAATCCCGGCTTATTTTTATTCTATGATTCTTTTCACATCTTCTTTCGCGGCATAGTACGCGTGGTTGTATACTGCTGGGAATCCCTCCGGCGGCTCCATCTGCTCCACTTTGTCCCGTATCTCTGCCAGGCGCATCCGCAGATACTCATTTTCAGCCCTCGATGCCTCTACTTCCCCGCCTTCTTCTCTATCATCAAATATTCTTCCTGTTTTCACATCTAAACGAATATGATTTGCAGTTTCTTTATCTTCGTCTGTTAATTTTTCAAGATTAAAATAAAACGTCGTAGGCGCATCTCCAAATCCACCAAAACCCAAATGTTCGAAAAGCGTGCTTATTGCTCTACCTTTTTCTCTCACTTCATTCACCTTCTTTCTAAAATCTCGATTTAGTTGTGTAACGTTACGTATCGTTACACATAAAAAACATTTCCAGCGCCTTGCGGATCACCCAGGAGATGGAGCGGTCCTCACGCTGGCAATAGGCCATAAGCCGCCTAAACTGTCCCGGCTCTATGCTTATATCCTGCCGTATGTATTTTTCTCCTTCTGCTTTTCTCGGTCTTGCCATGCCGGCCGCTCCTTTCCCTGTGTATTACTCCGTAATATTTTCTTTATCTCGATTTAGGCGCAAAACTCATGGATTGCCCAAAATGGAAAAGTAACAATCCATAATATAATCATCACGATTCTTAATAAAAATCCGATTGTCACCTGAATAGACATTTTAGCAAATCACTTACCTTCAACATCCTTCTGCGGTGTACTCTCCATAAATGGATTTCATGCTTTAATGCGTGTAATGGGTGTATAAATATCTGGTTCAAATCATTCCCTTTTACCGATATTTCCTTCCCGCAAACAGAACAATATGAACTCACTTTACTTGTTCTTATCACTGATTTTCACCTTCTTTCCCAGAAACAGCACTCTTTGCTTCCGCTTTTGTTAAAAAGAATTCATCGTCTGAATAACCACTCGCACACGATTCTGAATCAGGATCATAAATCATATAGCAAACCGATCCATCGTCCAAAACTTCCACCGACTGTATTTTCGTTTTGTAGTATCCGTCTCCCCAAATCGCAAAGACCTCTTTTCCTGGTAATGCCTTTATGTATATATACATTTCATGCCTCTCTTTCTTTTATACAAATGTCGCTTCCGGCTCTTTTTCCGGCTCAATATAGCTGCTGTCCCATTCCTCATCAATCACTATCGTGGTTCCTGCCCGTTCTAGCCTGAGAAGAAGGACCTCGAAATCAGACAGTCTTCGCAATGATGAAATTTTGATGTCACTTGAAATACTTATAGAATATGGGTGCTCTTTTCCATAATCGCTTATGTATTTTGAAACCTGAATCTGTATATTAAGATCTTTATCGTGATCGTTTTCAAATGTAATTTTCGCTCTCTGTAAACAACTCCATTCCGGTTTTTCTTCTTCCTCGAACCTCATTTCGCAATCTACTGGCGCATAATACACCCCATCGTCATGACATACCTCTAGCCCGTCAACTTCAATGTCCTTATTGCACTGCTTTATCCACGCTTTAAACAAGTCAGTGACTTTGATTTCTTTCTGTTCCGGTTCTAGCATAAGCCCTTTGAAATTCTCCAAAATACGCTTTTCGGCCATGCAGCCATCAGAATTCACAATTTCTGTAAGTACTGTATCCAGTTTAGGGAGGAATTCTGTAAAATCGTACTTTTCGATGTATGGAACCATAACCTCCGTAATTTTATTTTTAAGCGCCCTTTCGGCGTCTCCCCAGCGGAAAGCCTCCCCTACTGCGTTTTTAAAAGCATCTTTGAATTTTTCCTTTACTATTTCCTGTACTTCTTCTTCGGTTAAAACTTCCTGTGCAATCTTTAATAATTCATCTTTCATATCTTCTCTCCTTTAAATTTCCGGTTATGCCACGCGGTTATTTCGTCAAGATAAAACGTTTCCCCACACTTCGGGCAATAGGGAATCATTCCTGCTCTGGTTTCCCGCTCCAGATTTTTTATGACTACCAGATGCGGCTTATATGCTGCTATCTCACGCCTCTGCTCAAGCAATGCCTCTACCTGGTCGCCTAACCGCTCATAATGTTTTGCCATACTGTACAAAGCTTCAAAGGGTTCTACAATAGCACCGCAGTCCTCGCACTGTACAATTTTATTTACATAATCAATCTCATAGTGTGGATTACTGCACTCACATAGTTTTCTTTTCCCGTATTCCACCTTAAGCACATCAATGCGCTTAATTTTCTCCGGTAGATTCTCCATCTTCTTTTTCCTCTAAATGATCGTTTAGTGCACTATCGTGCACCTATCGTTAAGGATACATTAAGAGCTTTCAGAACCTTATCAGCATTATCTAAACTGATCTCTTTCGCTCCCTGTTCCCAGTAGATGAGGGAGCGCTTCGATACTCCGGCGGCCTTCGCCAGCTTCTCATGTGATATCCCCTTCCCGATCCGCTGCTCTCTCAGATACTCACCTATACTCATCTTAACGCCTCCTCACTGTTATATTTGTTCTACATCAAAATGATCGTTTACTAAACTAATACTTCCAGATATCTTAGAGCATCCTCCATATCTCCTATAGCGCTCTGTACTTCCCAAATTGCATCTTTTATCTGCTTCTCACTGTTAGCATCAAGCGAAAATAATTCCTTGACCTTCTCTGCGAATTCTTCACCCATATGTTCCTGAATCAGTTTTAAGCAATCATCTATAGTTTCCGCTTCTTCCCACTGACCATTTATCATAATCATGGCATCACCTCCGGAAAGTCCCTAAAACTCATCTGATTATTTGAATAATTAAGCATCTCAGTTTTTGCTCTTCTGTAAAATTCTTTTGAGATTTCAAAACCATAACTATTCCGGTTCAGCTCCATGCAAGCCCTTAAAGTTGTTCCACTCCCAGCGCAAGGGTCGATCACAACATCTCCCTCGTCCGTAAATACCTCAATCAACCGCTTCAGGAGCGAAACTGGTTTCTGTGCCGGATGAATTTTAGGATATTCTTTTGTGCTATCTCTTTTCCATTCGAACCAATTAAAAACCATTTTCCCGTTATTCCGGAATTTTGGCAACTTATCCCGGTACAGCACAAGAGCGTATTCCGTGGCACCACATATACGCATGTTAGCCTTAAGGACCTGCGGACTATAGTTTTTGCAGAACACCAAAGGTATGTTATGCTTAAAACCATACTTTTCAGCGTATTTGATTACCATTTGCAACTGCTCAAAGGCGCAGAAGACAATCATACATGGCGCATCCGAAGACTTACCACGGCCATTGCTTTTTTTCGGTTCTTTCTTTAGCAGTCGGTTACAAAAGTGAAAATATTCTGCTATGTTGAAATTAAAATCTGTATTAAAAGCCGCCTTACCCGCAAGCTTACTTTCTCCGTTTTTATTATCCCCTCCCTTATACCACATCGGATTACTTCCGTAGAAGTTATTCCCGATGTTGTAGGGTATATCAGCTATTACGAGCTGCGCTTTTGGTATTCCATATCGTTTAAAATTTTGAAAATTATCATTATATAATTCTGTTTTCATCTTTAAAAGGAGCCGGGAATTCCCGTCAACGGTGGCCACCGCTCCGGCCTCCTTTCGTTATCGTTCAAATATCAGTTTACCAGATTTCATACGACACATCTTCAGCGCTGGTATGCTTCGAAATAATTGGTATGCCATGTTTTTCAAAGATGCTTGTAATATCATCAGGATGAATTGCATCTTCTATATCATCTTCCAGTATATTCGCAAGCATTATGCCGTCTCCCTCATCCTCTACTTCTATTCCGATTGTAATATTTCTCTCCACTGTTTCCCTAATCTCTATTTCATATTTCATCGTCATTCTCCCTGAAAATCTTAATTTTCCGTCTACCCGCCGATACCTCGCCGATAGGTTCCCGGTATTCTTTTTAAATACTAGTTGTGCTCAATAAGCTTTTTATATAGCTCCTCTGCATCTTCATCGCAAAAGGTTTTTACAACCTCATATCCTCTTCCTTTTTTTCTCAAGACTTGCAAGCAGGATATGTCTCCACGCTTTGCCCCGTTGTCATATCCAATCACCAATCTATCCTCCATCTTGTTTTCACCTCCAAATCCGTTAAACTACTAATTTTTCCGCTTTTCAATTGCGTCGCCGATTCTATCAGCGCATGAATATATAACAATCATCAATACCAAAAACTGCCATGTAATCATTTATGGCTCCCCTCCTTATACATATTCTGACTTCCAGCAATGCACATCTCCATACAATCACAAGCCCCGCCGCACTGTATATTGTCAGAATATGGCTCCTCATCGCAATCCCCCACAGCCTTGAAATACTGGCAGCCATAGCAGACACTATCGCGATCTAATTGATATCTCGGTTCAATAGGCTCCTGTCGGTCTTCCTCAAAATAACACCACTGTTCACAATCCTTGCACTGCTCCGCCGGTTCCTCTCCAATCGTTGTGGAAAACCCACGGCACTTGCTTCCTTCCCAACCTGGGTGGCCGTGCTGCCTTATGTACAGGCAAGGCCCCGTTTGGTAGCACAGGCCGCAGATATTTGCCAGCGATTTCAACAGCTTCTCCCTGGCCTTCTTCTCTGCCTCTGCCTGGGATACTGCGGCGGAATAGATATTGTAGCTTGCTGTGTCCAGCTTGCGGATCGTATCCATCATTCTGACCGTGCCTACTGCTTTGCCGTTATCCATTACCCGGTGGAATTCCTGGCGGCTGTATCCGGTAAACTGCTCCAGCTCCGAAACAGTCATACCAAACAGGCCGGCCACCCTCTTCAAATCAGCCATTACAAAAACGCTCCTTTCTGTAAAGTCTTAGTTCGGTAAATGTTAATTTTCCGGTTCTTTAAAAGACCATTTATTATATACTCCGTTTCTAATTTCTTCAGTGGCAGAAACTCCGCAGTTATCACAAGCCCAATGTTTGATAGTTATAAATCCCAAAGTATTATTATCAACTAAACGCATTTCGGATTCACAGTATTTACATTCCATCGGTTATCCCCTTTCAAAATATTAAAACTTCTGATTATCAGTTTTCCAGTCGAACCTCTCGTTCATATTCCGTAAGAGTAGCCAAAGCCTCGACCATTTCATCTTCATCATACCCCGTCAGTTCTTCGATGATATTTGATATTTCAGTGTCCATGATTGGGAAAGCCGCAAATACCTCCTGATCTATAACGGTTTTACTTCCCCACATACCATCTGCATCTTCTTCCCAAACTTCTTCAAAAACCTTTTCCATAAAGTAAAGAGTTTTAACAATTCTGTCCTCTTTTATTTCTAAATTCCATTTTGCCATAATGTTTCCTTTCCTCCTGAAATGCTTAATATACTCGCCCATTCCATCTTTCAATAGCAGCTTGTTCTGTTTTTTCATATCCCGTCCCTGAAAGGCATTCCTGACACTCTACCATCCATGTGTTCAATTTCACATCCGTTCCGGGAACTATCTGTTCGTCTCTTTCGGAATTATGCATTGCTACAACATTTGTACTTCCACAAAACGGACAAGGCTTTAATTGTTCCATCTCTATATCCTTTCTCCGACAGCGACGGTAAATGTTAAGTTGCCGGGTTATTTTCTCGGTTTATACAATTATATATAGTTAATTTAACATTATATTAATTGTATATTCAACTGAAATTTATGTATCCTCATTACTTCTTACTGCCTGATCTATGGCACCAGTTATATTCTGCTGTCGGAACCAGAAAATCCTCCAACACCTGCCGCGGCTCTTCCAACATGCAGTAGTAGTCTCCCTCTGCAATGTATACGCACTCGTCGCATTCCTCGCAATTAATCGGCTTCTTCATTTTCGAGTTCCCCTTTCCATTTGATCACCAGTTCAGGCACCGTGATACATCTCGGCTGCCCTGGTACCATCTTAATGATCCCGGCGTCCGCCATCTGCTTAAGATACAGGTGTACACTGCTCTTGCTCTCCAGCCCTACGCCCTCCCCGATCTCTCTCACCGAGGGCGGCCAGCCGTGGGCTATTGTGTACTGGACTATGTAGTCTCTTATCTGCTTATGACGCTCTTTCATGGCTCACCTCACATGTCCTGCAATCCCTGCATCACCAGGGCATCGTAATCAACCTCTCGTTGCGGAAACTGCTGGAATTGGTTCTTCGGCTTCTCTCCCGTGCGCGGCCCTGGTTTGGTTTTTCCTTCGGATTCCTGCCTCTCCCAATTCCTGACTGCCGCTTTCCAATCCTTCATTTTGTTTTTTCCGACAAACCAACCCTTAGAAGCGTAAAAGTCAACGAAACGATCTGCATCGACGTTTTTATATCCTTTCTCGTGGCAATATCCAATCACATTCTCCACGGTTGGTGGTTCAAAACGTGCGCTTTCTTTAGGTACGTTAGTACCTTTCTTTTTAATATCATTTACATTATCATTATCATTTACATTATCATTATCAGGTTTTTTTGCTTCTGTTTGGTTTTCAGAAAAACCATTTGCTTTTTTTGCTTTATCATCGTTACCATTTGCTTTGGGTCTTCCGCCTTGCTTTCCGGCTTCCCGTCTCTTCTCAATGGTATCCAGATATTTGTTTTTATCGCGGTCCATTTGAGATTTTATGAAACAAAACGCCATCCTTGTCACATCGTCCATATCCGGAAGTTCTGCATTATCGGCATATGCCATTATGGCTGTGAACAAATCTCCTCGCTGTTCTCTTTTGAGCATAGATATCTGTTCCATGTAATCCGTGTACATGACAAAGCTATTTTTCTTTTCAGCCACTTTGCGCATCACTCCCGTTCTTCAATCAGTACTTCGATACGAGGATTATTCCGGTCACAATAAAACTGATCCGTAAAGCCCACAACGTAATCCCAGCCGTCGTCCTTCAGCACTCCGCATTTTACAAGCGCGTCCTGGATCACCTTGCGGCCAAAGCTCGATACATTGTCGTGATCTCTCCGTTTATTAGGTTCATACCAGGCGAATTTAAGAAATACGGGCTTATCTATATGTAATCGCCGTAACTGCTGTCTAATCGCCCATATGACGGTTTCTTCGTTGTCTTTCTTCATCTTCCCACCCTTACGCGGGTTAGTCCTATTTGCCGCTGTATAGTCATTCAGGCCATCGAGGCGGCCTAATATCACCAACTTATACTCCATAGGCTCCTTTCCCCGGTACCGCCCCTGAAATAGGCAGTACCGGTATACCAATGGCATGTCGTGACACATGCTTGTATGTAATTCCCTTTCAGGATCACAAGACTACAAATAGCTTTTTCCATACCTTGCACGGAATAGTTCTCTTCCCATCGGAACCATTTTCAATGCCAATTCTTTTTCATATGCCATCTGACCAAGCATCTTTGAAAGCTTTTCAGCCATCGGGTTATCATGGATTCTGCTGTAAACTTTTCCCGCAGTATGGCAGTTGTTGCAAATAGGAACCTTAAGACAGTCTTCATCCGCCAGTTCTCGATTTGCCGATCCGAAAATAAGGTGATGTTCACAATCGGCAGGGCGGCCGCAGAAGAAGCAGTGATCCATATCATCGGTTAATAATGATATCATTGCTTACACCTCCCCTAAAAGTTCTGTAAAGTGTATAGGTCTCTTCAATACTTTTGTGTGCTTACAGTAATCACAGAGACCGCATCTGAGTGGTTCTACTTCTCCGTTCTTCAGCGCTACGATCTTCGGCGTGTTATTTTCCACCTCAATCAGCTTTTCCCGTAAATGGTCGTCTGGAATCCAAATCAGTTCTATATCGGTTTCCTCTTCTTTTGAAGCGGCCGCAATGAAAAACGGGAGACGCTCGCCGGTGTTTTGATAGACTACTTCCTGATAGACTGCCGCCTGGAGGTCATAACCCCAGTACTCTATGAAATTCATATAGCCGTAATCTTTTGTGTACTCCGCCTTATGCAGTTCTCTCATAACCTTAAGGTCTACGATGGCTTTTCCGGGCAAAAAACTGTCAATCTTTATTTTCCATGGGCTCCCGAACATGTCAGCCGTCATAATGACTTGTTTCTTACCACTCATATACTTCATAAACAGTTCATCCCGCTCTATTCGGTTTATGATCTCCTCGGCTTTTTTGTAATCCGCTTTTAACGCTCCCTGCTTTGTAAAAATTTCGGGATTCTGTGCCTGGAATAGGTTAAGTATCCCTTCAAAATGTGCGTCCACGTAAGACCCAACCATAAGCGCCGTGGTCTTCTTCATTTCCCATTCCCCGCTTAGCTTTGCCATGGCTTCAGCCTCGCAGGCTGGGCGCCCAATCGTTCCCATAAAGTTCTTGTACTGGCTGACCGAGAGATATTCCCGGTCAGCTTCCTTACTAAAATAATTTTCTGCTGTTAAGATCATGCCTGCGCCTCCTTCTCTTTCTCACCAAAGATATCAGGGATTTCGGGGATATCCTTTTCTTTGCTGATATCCTCAGCTTCTCCCTCGACGGAGCACCCCAGAAGAGCATCAGGTATGTAGACACGGGCGAAGAATGCGCTGGCGCGATATGCAAGCATCAGCTCCGGCATCGTCTGCCATTTTGACGTTTCATTCCCGTATCGGTCGATTTTAGAGAACCACTTTTCGGCTTTGGCCACGCCTATTGTGATTTCAGGTCCGCGGACAAGTTCGCCCGTAGACCGCCTTACGGCTTCGATATGGCACCCCCATGTGTTAGTACCTGTCTCCCCTGTATAGACCGGTTTAACGTCCTTAAACTCAGTATTAGACTTAATCAGAGACATACAGGCTTGTCCGCTCCATGAAGGTTTTCCTTTTACAACATAGAGATTCTGCATAACAAACATAGGGCTTACATGCATCCGGTTTGCCATGTCAATAGCAATCATGCAGTCGGCCGGCTTATTCTGGTAATTCTGCGGTATTATTTCTGTACTTGCGAATGCCTCCGCCATCTTCATCAGCATGTTAAAATTTGACTCATTGCTGAATGGGTTCGCAAGCGCTGTATTCTCAACATTCATAATCTCTTCCATGGCTTCCTCCTATAATTCGACTACGGTTAATTCTGGTTCATCAGTTGTTCTTGTAGCAATAAACTGTAATCCCTTTTCCTTGCATTTCCGATAGAGTTCGTTCCTCATATCAGACGACAGCTTTTCTACGCCGTCAATGAGGATAATCTGCAATCCATTCGGCTTCTGGATCGCTACGTCAATACAGAGGTCTAACTTTTCCCCGTCGGAAAGGTTGCTGATCGGAAGGCCATGGATTAACGGTATGCCGTCTTTTACGGTAAGCCCATCAATCGGTATCGTCGCTTCCTGAAGGATTTCCCCCGGAAGTTCTCTTGCCTTCTCAATTTTATCGGTCAGGGTTTTGGATTCGGCCGCCAGTTTCTCTACCTCTGATTGCAGGTTCTCCATGCGGCGGTACTCATTTAAGTGGCCCTTCATTTCCTCGGCATATTCGGCCTTCTCGGTGAGCTCTGCGGTACTTTTCACTTCTTTGCTGGCATATTCTTCGTATTGGGATAGTTCTGCATCATACTTAGCCACGTTCGTTTTATAGGTCTGCTCCGCTAGGCTGATCTTGTCCTGTTTCTTCTCATTGAGCCCTGACAGTTCCTTTTTGCATGACCTGATCTGCTCCTCAAGAGAGGCAATCTGTTCTTTAAGATTAGTCTCCCGCCGGGTAAACTCCTTCTCGATGGCAGACAATTCGATCTCTCTGTCCGCTTCAAAGGCTCTCATCTTATTGCTACGGCTTTCAAGCATCCGTTTAGCTTTCTCGATAGTCTCGTTCTCTTTACGGATCTTCTCGATCTCCCGGTAAAGCTCTCCGACATTCTCGTTATCCCACTTCTCTGCATCGTATCCGGCCGGGATTGTATCGGCAATGTCTTCGATAAATGCTCTCTTATTCCGGATGTCCCGGTTAATATCCTGCCGGGTCTGGAAGTATTCGCCGTTTTCAGATTGGATATCATGGAGAACCTGAAGGATATTCTGGTCATACGATACCCAACCAGGTATTTCTCCGAACCATTCCCGGATTTTATTCATATCCCACGGATAATCAATCATATCCAAGATAATTGCATTCTGCTTTTTCCGGTCCATTGCCATAAATTCCACCGGGGATAGCTGCAACGGGGTGAAGATATCCTTCAAAAAAGTTTCAGGGCTTCCGACTTCATGACCGTCTTTTTTTACGCTTTTATAATCTGCCTGATTCGTTCTGATTTTGCGGTCGATCCGAAGCCCATTGTCTGTTTCGATCAGGATTTCTCCCTCTGTCTCTCCGTCCCTTACGATGTACTCGCGGTCGGAACGGTTTGTCAGCGCCAGACGGATTGCATCTATTACAGAAGTTTTACCCGCTCCGTTCCTTCCGGACAATTCGACACTCTGTCCGTTTGCTTCATATTCCTTGATCCCAAAAAGATTCTTGATCTTGATTTTTGTTAATCTCACGCTTGATTTCCTCCGATTCCTCATATATAATGAGGATGAAAATTTGTTTTCTATTTACCTGAGCCATGGCAGTTCGCACCTGCCGGGCTCTTTTTCTTATCCTTCTTTTCTGCCTTGCTAAAGCAGGCTATGTCATATATATCCATTACTTCCGCAATAGCTTTCGTGTACGCCGATTTCTCGCACGCCGGTGCCTGATTCCGTAAAGTTTCAAGCCGGCAAATAATATTGAGTATGATTTTATGCACTCTGTTCACCTCCCAAAAATTTATTGATAAAATACTGCTGGCCTTTTCCAGTAACTTTTGGCGTCCTCGTCGTTACATTACAGCCGTTTCCGTCCAGATGAGTACTTTCTTTGATTTCAAACAGCCCCATCTCCATAGACCTCTGCGTTGGCATGTTCCAGTCTGCGCCTTTACGCCTGATCAGATATCCGTTATCGCGGAGCCATGTAAAAAGCCGTTGGGCGCCCATATCTACACCGTTCTGCTTTAATAGCTTTGCCATATCTCCCACGAGGATTGATGTATGACTCGCAGTGACGGCATCGGCAAATATTTCTTTCGGCCTCATACGGGTGATATCGCTCTGTAGCTGGTTGATAGTCTGATCTGCCATCTTTAACGCCCGGGCGAAGACCTGTTCTGGTGTATTCCATGCTTTTTCCAAATCCAAAAGGTATTGGCGGTATGTTCTCCCCTGTTCTGTACGCTGTATCATACATATTTGCTTTGCCATATCTACTGTCATTAAATGGTCAACGGAAGGTCTGCCGCCTGTACTTTCTAACATTTTTGTGAAAAAGTCTTTTCCATCGGCAAAACCATATTCTGACATTCTCTCGAACCACATGGTGTATGGTGTCTTTATATCCAGACCTTCGTGCAACTCCCTCGCTGACACAGTAGGTTGTCCACCCTCATAGCTTATTTTCATTAATTCTTCCACTTTCTCACCCCCTCACCAGGCATAATATAATAGCTACCAGCGCCGCGATCACTACGGCCTCGGCCTGCGCCGCTGTCCGGTAACTTCTCCTGCCCTCGTACGCCTCGTGGAACATGCGGTTCCAGTAGCGGGCGCTGAAGCCTGCAAAATAGTTCCGCATCGGTATCACCCCTTCCCACCAAAAACAATATCCTTCATGGTTACTTCTTTCTCAGGCCCTCTTTTCTTTTGCGGCCGGATCATCGATTCAGATTCCGCGCCTGTTCTCTCGGCTTCTGAATCCTCTTTGTAAAACTGGCTCGTCGGTATCCTCCAGTCCCCTAACTTCCGCGTGGCCTGTATCCTGCCACTCTTAATATAGTTGAGTACGGTTGACTTCGAGCAATGCATTTTAATCGCTATGGCTTTCGGGGGAAGAAACTCATCCAGCCCTACGGCTTCCAGGTACGCAACGCGGTCTTTCAACGCTGCATTTTCTTCCTCCAGTCGGTTAAGACGGTCTTCGATTCCCACGGTTATCACCTCCTTACATCTTGTATAATTTTCCTTCTCCCTCTATAATGTAAATATCAGCACTGCCATGCTGAAATACTAAAGAAAGGAGATTTCTATGGAAGTCAATTTATCTAATACAGATGCTCTTTTCATTTACGGACATTTTCGTAAAGAGGCCCACAAACTTGAAGCACTAAAAGCTATGCCAGATTGTCCAATCTCAAAAGAAAATCTGGATCAGGATATTCAGCTCTACAATTCTATTGCCGACAAATTCCGTGATGCATATCCTGAGCTATCTGGTCTCGACAATTACAGAATCTAATTTAAGAAGCCTTGGATGCTTCAGCCTCCAGGGCTTCTTTCATTTTTCTAATAAGCATATCTGTAGATTCATATTTTTCAATTTTAACAACGTAAGTCATGCCTTGATGCTTAACCGCTTTCACGTAATCGTGTTTCTTACAGTTCAAAAGCCAAATAAATATTTTCCACATCTCTCTCACCTCCTATTAAATTTTCAATGTGCATATGTTAGCTTGTTTCCTGTTTTGATTGTTGCATACAATCTTGCTGTGGAACCGTATTCTGAAGTAATCCACACATTAATCCAAATACTCTGTTCTGTCCAATTTCATCAAGCATAGGAGCCATGATAAGAATGTTCTTCAAAGTATCATCTGTAAGGTTGATTTTTGCTTTATTCAATGTATTCGCCTCCTTTCCTGTACCCGTTGAGAACATTATAAGTCTCGTCGAGTCGTTTGTCAAGCACTATTTTGTTGACATTGAGAACATTGTGTGATATCATAAATACATAAAGGTGGTGACAACAATGAATGAACGTATAAAAGAATTGCGTAACAAATTAAATCTAACGCAAGAAGAGTTCGGAAAGAAAATTGGGTCCGCAAGGAATACCATAGCAAACTATGAAACAGGTAATAGAAATCCGTCAAATGCAATAATTACATCAATATGTAGAGAGTTTAATGTGAATGAGGTATGGCTCCGAACCGGAGAAGGTGGAGAAGGAAATATGTTCACGAAGATTTCAGAAGACGATCGCTATTCTCTTAATTTAGGAAAATTAGGAATAACCGAAAATGAATTTGTTAAGAATGGCGTGAATTTTTTGGCTGAAGCAGATCCAGAAAAATTAAAAGTAATAGAAGAATTTATGAAAGCATGGCTGGGAATAAAATAGGGAGAGAACTATTTGTTCTCTCCCGCAATCACTACAGTAAAAAGATAAATGCGACGCAATAATGCCTCGTCATCGATTTTATCAACCAATTCAGCAATTTGTTTTTTTAATTCTTCAACAGTCATAAATATGTACCTCCCTTTCCGAGAAACCTACGGTATGTTTGTACTATACATATATTATATCATATAGCAGCTGTATTTGTGAGTTTTTTACAAAATAACCCTTGGAAAATTCTGGCAATTTCCAGTATTATCCATTAATTATGTGAATTATGCACAAAACTTCGAAAGTACCATGTATCAACACCGGGAAAGGAAGTATGATCCATTGTGGGATAGCACGATCGAACGTTTGTTCTTTTTCGTTCTATAAAAATTATATAACTATTAGGGCTAAAAATCAACCCTAAAAAGAACATTTGTTCTGTTCATTTTTCTTACAAATTAATAAACCCTCTGTGTTGGTCGCACAGAGGGCATAAGCAGACATACCGGCATGGGGGCCGATACAATATTATAGAGCACTTATATTGTATCATTTCGTGCACCTGCTGTAAACCGGTATGGTGTATTTTTTGCGCTTAAAATAAGGCTTTAAGGCCAGAAAGAAGGATGATGCAATGAGTATTCAGGAAAGTAATTATACATCAAAAAAGACTGGGAAAACAAAAACAAGGTATTTCGCCAATGTCTGGTACGCAGAGGAGAAGCGGGCTATCACCGGCCCTATGCGTGATTCCAAATCAGAAGCCAAAAAGGACGAGGCAAGAATCATACTGGAGATCGAGGCCGGCCGCGCGCCTGCTCCGAAGGTGAAAAAATCAGAAAAGGTGGACGAGGTATACAAATTATGGCACGTGTCCACAAAACCGCCGGTATACGCCAATAGCACATGGGAAGTGTACGCCCAGTTTTACGGGGATTATATCAAGGAAATTTTCGGAGATGAAACCATTGATAGCATTAAAAGTATGCATATACAGCGCTATGTCAATGTCATGAAAGAAAAATACAGTCCAGAAGTGGTCAATAAGTGCATTAGTATACTTACTAACATATTCGGATTCGCTGTGGAGCCGCTGAAATGTATTACCACGAACCCGGTAAAAGGAATTAAGCGTTGCAAAGTACCGAGAAAAAAGAAAATTACCTGGAACGATGATATGGTCACTTATTTTCTCGATCTGCCAGACGTCAGGGCATCACATTATTATCCCATGTTCGTGATCTCCGCTCTCCTGGGCGCGCGGCCTGGGGAAGTCTGTGGCCTGCGAGAAAACGGCTTAAGCAGCAAGCCCACGTATATGATAGATTTCGAAAAAGGATATGATAATTGGGCGGTGGATACCGATCTTAAAAACGACGGATCACACCGGACGCCACCGATCCCCAAATATTTATACGATATCATTCACCGGCGCTTGATCTGGAAACGGAAAAATCATATGGTAGATCACTCGTGGGGAGACAATGATTACCTTTTTGTAAGCCAAAATGGAAATCCGATCAAACCACATCAGTACGGAGAGGCTTTTAAACGGCTTTTAAGGGCACATAACCGCCAGATGGAGGAATACAAGGAAGAGCGCGGAAAACTGCCAGAAGGAGCCTCTCTGTTGCCTGAAATTACATTGTACGGACTCCGCACAAGCTTCGCGACAAATAACATGCGGCGCTGTCCAAATGCAGCCCTTATTTCTTCCGTTATGGGAAACAGCCCTAAAACTCTTATGCAGTTTTACGCACAAGCTGAAACGGATATGCAGATGGATTTAATTAGTGGGTATGCTGCCGGAAAGCTGGAGGCACGAGAAAAGGGGGCCAGAAATGTGCTATGATAGTAAGTAAAACAGCGAAAACTTTAAGCAAAAACTTTAAGCAAGTTGCATTATGTAAACAAAAAACGAGTTCCCAAAACTCGGGAACCCGCATAAACACTAGGTTTTTAGAAGAGCGCGAGACGGGGATCGAACCCGCGACCCCAACCTTGGCAAGGTTATTTACTGCATTTAATAGGAAGTAACACACGCAAAAAGTGGCTTAAAATCGAGGTTTTTCAAAAAGTATGTAGCGTATAATACCATTTCAAACACATATCAACTTTAAGCAAAACTTTAAGCATTTTTTAATAGCGAAAACAGAGACTTTCAAGCTTTTTCATTCATGCCGGCGACCGGAATACAGACGAACATTATTATGATTACGCTCACTGTATTCGCGGTTATTCTACGTATTCAGAACAGAAAATAATAATTATTAGAAGAAAAAGGGAGAAAAAGATGAACCGAACAGATGAATTATTTTTTGAGATAATTGAGACCTACCAGCGACATGCTCAGATAGCGAAAAATGCAAAATACCAGGAGACCCGCGAGATGGCGGAAATGATAATCGATGTGGATATATCAGCCATGTGGCTTTTGACGCAGCGAACGCCGGACACCAGATGCCGGCTGATGTAGGAGACAGGGCGGAGCCATGGGGGAGCTACCGCCCTGCGGATTAATGAGCATACTTATATAACGTTTTCTATCCTGCGTTGTGACGTTTTGTCCTCCAAGAGCTAAAAACTCATGGAGGATTTTTATTATTTTTCCTAAACCTATTGACTTTACGCCAATATTGGCGTATAATGTAATTACAAGATAAGGAAAGGGGATCACAAAAATGACCATTATTAGCAGCCAGCATTTCATAAACTGGGAAATCGTAGAAACAAAAATGGAAGAAATTAAAGGCATGGATAAGGTAGTTATTCCCTGCACTTATGTCGGTTTTATTAATGGTATCGAGTATGCAATGCAGAACGATAACCATCACACATTAGCAGCCGCAAGAGAACTCGGTATCGAAATAGAATTCAACATTACCAACGATTCCGAAGACCTTGAAGGAGAAACGCTTTTAGAACAGCGTTACAATGACGGAGACTGGTACAATGTAGAAACCAGTAATCCCGCATACGATGAATTTAATTTAGTTTGGTAGGAGGTGTATGATGAAAAGATATCCAGATTGTATCAGAACTGACGGTTTATGCGGTGTCTGCTCCGCATCCAGCTATGGAAGAGACTGTCATAATAAACCGATCAACAAGCTGTTGTATCAGCGCTCTCTCGCTGACATGACACAGCAGCAAGTGGCCGATGCTACCGGAATAAACATTCGGCAAATACAAAAGTTCGAATCCGGGGAGAGTGATCTTGGAAACATAACCCTGCGTAATGCCATAACATTAGCAGAGGCCTTCAATTGTGATGTAAATGATTTTATATAAAATATCGCTGATTAAGCAGGAAGGAAATTTATAATAATGGATGTTATCAAATTATCAGAAAATGAAAGTTTAAAATTTGAGTACTACAGTGGTTTAGGCGAAAGATGTGTTTATACATACACCGATACAGACGGAGAAGTTTTTATGACAGAATGTTCAAATGGATCGGAAGAAGAAAGCCGGATTGAAAAAGATCAATGGCTTCAGAGAAAAAAAGAAAATAAAGAAGAGTACTTAGAATTTTGTAAACGTTATAGACGCTTCATGCACGAAAAAGATATTAAAAATGGTGAAGCTGTATGGATGAACGGATATGGCTTTAGTTTTTGTACTGGAAGCAGTGAACAATATAAAAAATCAGACTGCCGCAATGTATACCTAAAATATCGTTTTTATGATTGGTGGGAAGCGTCGGAAGTCCACGGAAAATCATTAGAAGATTGCATTGCTCAAATACAAGAAGGTATTGACAGCCCCACACATATTGGAGATCCAGCAATTGACCACATTGATAAATCAACATGTAAAGAATTTGTTTAACGGAGGTGAAGTATGGCAGGTGGAAGGAAACTGAAAATAGATTTAAAAATTTTTGAGGACAATGACCTGAGCATACTTACCGAAAAGCAAAGGGAAATTATTGCTTTGACCATGAACGGAAAAACGACTATCGAAATCGCTACATCGTTAGGATGCTCATGTCAGAATATATCGGATTCTCTAAAAAGATCCGCAAAAAAAGTTCTTAATCCTCCAGTCAAAAGGGAGTCCCTTCCAAAATCAGAAAAAGTAAATAAGAATAGGATAAATTATGAAAATTATCGTAATGCAGACTTTTCTATTCTTCCAGAAGTTGAACGAAAAGCTTTACTTTTAAAACTTGTTGGATTAACAAATCCTGAAATAGCAATTGAAATGGGGACTAAAGAGAACACAATTGCAATTTATTTACTTAGGGCTCGAAAAAAACTGGATGGAATATACGAACCTGACAGATTAAAATCAAATAAATATGCAAAAGATTCCTATAATAGAAACCCAAAAAAACATTATGAAATGACGAAAAAGGCGATAGAACGGAATAAGGAAAAATATTCTGAATATAAAAAAGAGTATTATCAGAATAACAAAGAATATTTCCAGAATTACTATAAAGAATATAGCAAAAAGTACTATCAAGAACACCGAGAGGAGATTTTACAAAAACAGAATGAAAGAAACAGAAGAAAGAGGGAGGGACAGTGAAACGCTTAGATGTCGTTATGGCTTATAACAAATTGTGCTCGCTCGATAAAGTTTCTGTTGAGTTTGGAATCAGCGAAGCAAAAGTTAGAAAAATCCTCATCACGGAGGGCGTTTATGAAAATGATACCTCAAAACAAGTGAAAAGCCTATACGAGAAAGGCAAGACCACTCAAGAAATTGCAGAGATCTTAAAATTAAGTAAATCATGCATAAACATGTACCTTCCATACAAAAAGGGGGTATACAGATCGGAATATCCAACAATCAACGCCCTACGGATACGGAAATGCCGAAATAAAATAAAATAGTGTTTTTAATTAGGCGGCCCAAACGGACCGCCCTTTTTATTATCCTGCCAACCCCGGCCACTGCAACGCCCCATCCTGATCTGGCGTCAGCACCACCGGCTCCATAACAAGCTTGCCTTCCTGATCGAGATAATACCACTTCCCGCCGCTCGTCTGCAATCCCTTTACCATAGCGCCATCTGCACCGAGATAGTACCAGTCACCCTCATACATATACCATGTGTTATATACCATCAAACCAGCGCCATTAAACCAGTACCATTTTCCGTCAGTGTCCTGATACCAGGCGTTGCGTACTGGAGCGCCTGTGTTACCGAGGTAATACTTCCAGCCGCCCTCCTCCTCATACCAGCCGGATTTCTTCGGCGCTTCCGGCTTCGGCGCTGCATCGTCCTGTATATACCGCCTGACACATACAAGCCCCTTCCTCCAGCCTCCCAGCGCCCATGAGTCATACCGGCTCTTGCAGTATGCCGTAAGCTGCTTATAACTCGGCCGGCCGCTACCGTGACCGCAGATAATGCCATTACCGCAGTACATCTCAACGTGGCCGATCTTAAGCGGGCGGCTCTTATCGGTCCCCGCGAATTCCAGCATATCACCGGGGCGTAACCGGGATACGTCCGGGATACCTGCGGTTATGCCTACGTCTACGGTTGTCAGCTTGCCGGTCTGATATATTCCGGCGGTATTAAGTACGCCGAAGCTCTGGCCTGCCTCTGCATATGCATAACAGATAGAGCTACTGCAATCACTGTAATAGTTGCCGTCTTTATATTTTTTAAAACAGTAATCACGTAGATTCTGGCTGTAATAATTGCGGCCAATCAGCGTGTCGTACTTTGTGATTACTGCCTGTCTCTTTTCTTGTGCTGTCATAGTACCTCCAGAAATGAAAAGGCCCGGGATTCCCCAGGCCCATAAAAGTTGTGATATTACAACCGTTGCGATATCGCAACAGCTTATTTCGTCAGCTGCTTGTACGCCTGGTTGATACCGGTAGCCGCAAGCCCAGATACAGTTCCAACCGCCGCCGCGTTTATGATGTCCGCCACCGGGAAGTCAGGCATCGTGTACATGCCTGCAACGCCCAGGATTGCCCCAATAACGCCGCAAATTACCGGCAGCCACTTATTATCCACCGCCGTCGCTTTAACCGCCATAGCGGCCAAATAACACAGCGCTGTGATACCTGCAACACACGCAATTCCTAAATCCATAATGATCCCTCTCTTTCCGCTCACTCATGAGCCTGTTGATTGATATGCTTCTCTATCTTGTTAATAGCTTCTGTCACCGGACCATTGCAGCCCTGTTCCTTCATTCCCTTCAAACAGGCCAGAACCCCATAAACAAGAAGACACTGTTCGTCTTTGATATTTTTAATTTCCCGATCCTGCTGTCCTTGTCTAAGGTACCATCTGTAGACAGCGAAGAGTGCTGAAAATATAACAACCAGCGCGGTAATTACGCTGGCTGCTGTAATGATTGTGTTTGTAGTTATGTACATACAGTTCTCCTGTCAGTTATTCCGGATTTTCTTTCAACCACGCTTCTGTCTTGGGCCGCCAAAAGTTGGGAACCTCATCAATCGTAATAATACCGTGCCTAATCCGTGTTCCGTAAAATGCTCCCATTAAATTGTACCTCCTTCTGCTAGTGTTCCAACCACTTCACCAAGATCATTAATTGCCCCGTCCTGCACCGCCTTACCTACTTCCAGCGCGTCCAGGCGCTTTTCCTCGACCGTTTTTTCGCGGAGGCTATACGTTGTTAACACTGCGCCGTCAGCAGCCACCACGGAGGTCTCAGACACAAGCACGAGGTCAGTATAATTTCCCGCGACGGTTCCGTCCCCGGTTTTGATCTGCACCGCCGCCAGATTATCCGGCGTCAGCGCCTCCCAGGTGGCAACCATGGCCGCCCGATCTGCGGCCGCTACCTGCAATGCTCTCAGGCTGGCTCCGGCCTCCAATTCGATAACAATTCCATTCTTAAGATTCATAGTGTCTTTCATATGTAGACACTCCTTTCTCCCTTTCGGGTATAAAAATAAGAGCCTTTCAGCTCTGATTAACGGGTTTCTTATTCATTTAAATAGTGAATATCCCCCCCGGATTACTCCGGGGTCTGGCCCGCCCTAGTATGCATTGTCAATAGGCCTGGCGGGATCTGTTAAATAGTGATTTAGGCGAGGTAAAAACCGATATTAGTCTACAACCAGTAACAGGGATCGATATCCTTACACTTACTACCGGCCGTTACTATGCAACTAATTGCACTAATTTACCTACAGGCTGGGTGGCGGCCTATCTTGACGTTGAGCGATTGGATAACAAGTGGTGTCGTATCACCGCGTGGCCTCCATATAACGGCCCAGATAGTCCGCAAATTACAAAGCAGGATAATGGTGTATGGCGTGGCTGGAAAGATATAATGTCTGATCTGTTTAGTTTTGAAGGTGTCGGAAAAGTGACTTTTGCGCAAAACTCGACAGCTACGAGTATTAGAATGTATACAACGGCTGTTAATTATTTGTATATTGAGTTTCTGACGGCCACGAAAAACATTAAGTTTGGTTTTTATAATGGATCGACATGGACGGATTACTGGATTATGTAGGTCGCCTACTTTGAGATCGGATAAATGCAGCTCATACTCAGATTAGTGGACAATGCCTTACTTATATATATGTACAGCTTGTTTTCCGCAGCTTTAAGGGTTCCATTAACCTGTATGGTATTATCATCTGCTATCACGCTCCGTGCTCTATACACGGGTACATCCATAAGTGGCCTGACATCATCATCACAAAAGGCCACCTCAACCCACCCGGACGCCCCGGCATTTATTGTAAAGATACATTGCACCATATGTCCAATTTTATAGGCTAGTACGTAAGACACTGGCGCGTTTTTGTAAAAGTGTGCGGTGACATTCTTTACTGCTAAATCACTATTTTGCTTATCAAGCTGCTCCTTCAAAATCTTTCCTGCAACGGCATCAAGCGCGCTCTGCCCTGCTACTGTTGCCATGAAATTGTTCGTCAGTGGCGGCAGTGGTCCCGTGTCTCCTTTTTCACCTTTTGGGCCTTGCGGTCCAGCCGGTCCTACATTACCAGTGTCTCCTTTTGGACCTTGCGGCCCCGTCGCACCTGTATTTCCCTGTATTCCTTGCGGTCCAGCCGGTCCTACATTACCTTTAGGGCCTTGTGGCCCAGTCGGTCCAGTATCCCCTTTTGGTCCCTGTGCACCTGCCGGCCCTTGCGGTCCTATATCGCCCTTTGCACCTTTTGCATAACCAATAATCACATCAACCATTGCCATAATATTACCTACTCCTTTCCGTCGTCATAACTCCATTTAATAGCTCCACTTTCATTATCATATGCAAATGGAGGCCCATCATAAAAAGCATCATCATACACACAGTGTATAGCACTGTTATCCTCATCATCAGTATAGATGTATAAACGGCTCAGTGCCGGTATATTAACTCCAGATTTTCCTTGCGCGCCATTCTGCCCCGGTTCTCCCTTCGGCCCCTGTATTCCTTGTGGCCCCTGTGGCCCCTGTGGCCCTACATCTCCTTTAGGGCCTTGTACTCCAGCTTCTCCAGTCTCTCCTTTTACCCCCTGTAGCCCCCTTGGCCCTGTGGCTCCTTGCAATCCTTGTGGTCCAGGATCTCCTTTTTCTCCTTTGAATTCTCCAGACTGTAATCGGCTAACTAAATCATTTCTAATAGATTCAGCATTGGCTGCTGCTCTATTGGCATTGGATGCTGAAATATTGGCATCATGAGCGGATTTTTCAGCATCTTCTGTAGCCTTAACGGTCCGTGGATATATATTTTCATATTGAACCAATTGAGTAATAAGGCCTTCTGCATCTGCTTCCAATTGATCCAGTTTTCCGATATATCCACCCGCATCCAGACTACTTTCATTAATGGTATCTTCGCTGACATAGTATATGAACTTGCATGAAGATGTACGCCCATCACTATATTTAAATTTTACATCGGCTACAGCCTTACCAGGTATAGACAGTTCATTTCCCAGCAATTTATATATATATCCATTTCCAGATTTTATAAGATTTCCCACAACTGGAATACGGTTCTCCAGTCTGATATTAATGGTTGCGCTGACTGCATCAGTCACATATACGCCATCATTTTTTACCCGGAGTGTGAACTGGATCTGTCCATAATCTCCCTGCGTAAGGCATATACCGGTATCAATCGGATCCCTGTATTTCGTATTTAGTTCGATATCATAGTTGACCATCTATACCACCTTTCCCATGATTACATATGATGCCCCTGCTCTTATCATTAAAACTTTGTCTCCTACGGCTGGCGCATAACTGGAAATGTATTTATATGGTTTCCGGCTGGCCGTTTCCTCCCCGTAAAAGCGCACATAAGGACGCCCGTTAGATATACTCGTTACGGTTGCCATACGGTAATTTTTCCTCTCATCCACAACATATTCTTTCATGTCCTGTAGGCGTTCACTCGGATTATTATATATCATAATTTCACCACCCGCTTTAACGTGTGGCTCATGGTCCCCCCAATGCTCAATTCCATCTCCCACGCATATTCAATATATTTATTGCCAACACCGAGAGTTGTTTCGTTCACAAAGATACAGTCTCTGTATTCATGGTGCGGCATCAGCCCGGTAGGAATCGTAATGGCATCATAAGTCTGGCTCTTTTCTATTGCGATTCTTCTGACCAGTGCATCAAGAGTTTCCTGATCTGCAATATCATCAACACTTTCAATGTCAACAACATTTCTTCCACGGTTTACTGTTGATATTTTGCTTCCCGCACTGTCATTCACATATTCACTTCTCAATTCCTCACCATCCGGATCGTCTGTATATCTGACAAATATGTTTGGCACATTATACATGTCAAGGCTCTGCTTTGCTCCGGCCTTAATAATACTTTTGTCATCCGTACGGTATGAGTGTTCTGTCCTGCGGTTTACCGGCTCCACATATCGGCGGCTTACAGCATATCCGTTGCCATTAAAATGCAGCGGCTCATAGTTGATCGCTGTCAGCAGTGCGTTAATAACTTCCAGCTTGCTTGTACCGATCTCAAACTCAATATTTTCGCGGGCCATTAATACCGAAGTCTCAATATTTATTTTTTTAATCCCGGCCCCATTGATGAGGTTTCTTACTTCCCTGACGTAGTTTGATCCGGAAGCGATAAAAAGCCGTTCCCGGATCTTGTCTTCACGCAAAATTGTACTGTAATCATAACAGTCGATATTCTGATATACTCCACAGTTCTGTGCCTGGCGCTCCGGGCTGCTCATGATATAGATACCGAGTGGGTATTTCAGCCAGCCGCTTTCAGTTGACAGCATAAAGACAGGGCGGATTCTAAGGTCTATCTCTTTAAAATCCACCCCGGTTGTTTCTCTTACAAGAAAGGTTCCGGTCCCCATGATCTCCTGAGAGCTGTCAAACCGAATACTTCCCGTTACATTTTCGAGATCTTTCAGTTTTCGTTCATTCCGGTCCAGGAGTTCGAAACGAAAATCAATCGTTCTGTCACCTTCCAGCCGTTTTAAAATTTCTTCATGGGTATATCCACCCTGCGCCAGATTAATCACCGAACCTCACCCCCAGATCATAGTTAATACGGCTTAATGATAAATCGAAAGTCTTCCCTCTGTCAAAAAGATCATTTTTAAAGCTAAAATCTGTGATCTCGCAGCAGATACAGATTTCCGAGTTACGGAACAGATAGATTCCATTCATGCCATGGATTCGTTCTAGCGATTCTGCCTCCTTATTCGGAAGGTAGAAAGAGGTACTTAACGTTGTCTCCTTATGGATACCGGATTCTTTTATTTTATACGGCCGACCTTCATAACTGATAAGCTCAGCTTCGTTACTTCTTTTCTGTTGTGTTTCAATATGCCAGTCACTGGTTGATTTTACAATCCGGATACTCTCAGCCAGGTTCTTTACCTCAGCCAGACGCGCGCCTTTGTATTTAACACATATATCTGCCTGGGCGCTGTCAGAATATCCTCCGGTATACGCCCGTATCTTATAGTGGTACAGCCTCCCTGACTTAACTGTAAAATCCTCATATTCATTTCCAGAAAAGCTTCCTATCGGACTGTATGCATCACCTACTTCTGCACGATATACATATTTCATACTTGCAGCAGAATCCGTAAAGATTTTTACTCCTGCATCAATCGCAGATACCGTTATAGATGGAATGGCCGGCACGGTGGCCGCAATACTGAATACCTGAGCACTCTCATCTGACCAGATCCCGTAGGCGCTTCCTATCCGCATTTTAACGACATATTGGCCGTTTTCAAGCATCATATTCGGTACATAGGAATCTGACAGTCCTCCAGCACGTTCTCCACTGTCATGAATGATCTTGCCATCTTTTAATATCTGGAGCACATAAACCGCATTTTCTGATTCATTGCATTTCCAGGTTATTTCCGTAATGGCATCATTCTTCATTCCTGTAATAATTGGGCTAGCCGGCCGCCCCGTAAGTTCAAAAGTGCCATATGCATACCCTGAAGCCGCATTGATGGCGTTATATGTCTGTACCCTCCATTCTACGATACCGATAGATATTGCAGCCGTTTCCATCGTATAGGACTGCTCTGAAGTATTCTGTGTGACTGTGGTCCATGCAGCTTCTCCTTGTTTACGCCAGCCAAATTCAAACTTCGCCTGTCCTGTATCGTAAAGCGAATTATATTTCCACTGAAACGTAATACTTCCGCTTTTCTCAATTATGTCACCATTGGGATATAGAATTGTTGGAAGGCTCGGAACCGCGTTGTTGTATACTACATTGATATATGGGGCCTTTCCGCCCTCCTTGCTTGTAAACTTCCAAGATAAGTTTGGTACCACTTTATCATCAATGCTGTAAACTGCCAGAACCACGTTATTCTTTCCAGCATTATTTTTTACGATACTGGTTACATCCCATTCAATCCATTCGTTGTTATCCTCCACCGTGGCTTTAGTTTCATATTCTGTTGGGGACCATGCGATATCACTGTCCAGATACTTGCTGTAAAACAAATTACCTGTAAGATTAGAGATATCCGGGATATTATATTGTGCGCAGCCTATGATACTGTTTTTCACTTTTATTTTGTTATGCAGCCTTATAACCGCTGACACAATTTCTTTGTTATCAAATGCAGGGAGATTAAATTGAACAAATGTTCCCATAAAGCTTGAAGAATTAATTTCTCTCCACATTGCAAGTTCTGCACTGCTGTAATTATTATCATTCCCGGAATACCGGCTGATAAAGGTATCTCCGGTACATAGGATTGTCTGTTCTGCCATTATATCCTACTCCTTCCCGTCCGGTATGCCTGGCTTTCCTGTTGGGCCAGCTTTACAACTTTGTTAAAATCATCAACTTCTCTGGCGTCAATGGTACAGTAAAATACGTTGACTGTTCCTGTTCCGTTCTTAACAACATTATTCGGCACAACACGAGATCCTCGCGGAAGACGCACTAACTCCGGCCCGTGTTCACCCACCCATGCATCTTCACCAGTGGCATAATCGGTTCCAGCTGCATAGTGTTTTGTACCATTTATAGTTGACTTTGATGTGTCGATCAAGTCCTCTGTCGATGTCTTAACCTCCCGCATAGCATCACCGACTGCTGATGCGCCTCCCACAATCAAGGCGATTGCCGCCGCGATCGCAAGAAGAATAAGCAGTAACGGCAACATACCGACTGATGCTGCTGTTCCAGTTGCCCCCATCATTGTATTCGCAATAGAAGCAATCTGGCTTACTGTAGTATAAGCCATAATAGCCTTGCTTACCGTTCCTATAACAAGTACAAGGGTTCCAAATACGGCAATACCAATTAATACCGGTGTGGGAATGGAGGATAACAGATCCACAAAATCGGTCAGTAGCGGAACAAGGAATTCCCCCAGATGAAGTTTTAGTGTCTCCATTTTACGATTCATACGCTGCATGGCATCATCGAGTTCCCCGGCCTCCTGAAGGGTTTCATTACTCAGGACATACCCCATTTTATGAGCCTCTGCGGCAAGTTCCTTCACTCTTTTGCTCCCCGCCTCGATCAGTGGATTTAAATCCCTCGCCGATTTTCCGAAAATCTCCATGGCCTTTGCATCACGTTCTGTCTCATTCTGTATTTTCCCAAGCGCATCAATAACATCATAAAAAACGGCTTCTGAATCCCTAAGCTCCCCGTCATGTTCTTTATACCTAACTCCAAGACGTGCAAATTCTTTTTGCAGATCCTTATTTCCGTCTCTTGCCTGTCCCATAGTCCGGATCATTTTTGTCATAGAGCTATTTACGGTTTCAACTGATACATCAACAAATTCAGAAGCATACTGGAGCTCCTGTAAGGTATCCGTGGATAATCCCGTTGTCGAAGACATGGTAAGAAGATTATCCGCCGTCTTAGACAGTTCAATTGCAAGATCTCCGTATGCGGTTACCAGTGCTCCGACTATAACAATGGCCTCTCCGACTTCTTTTTTTGTATCATCAAAGCGGGAAGCAAGACTTTCCAACATAGGATTCGCCTGTAGTCCAATTGCGTCCGCAACACTCCTGATCGAATCCCCAAATGTTTCATTTGTACCTTTCAAATCTTCGCACTTTTTATCCGTCTCTTTTAACTGCCCTTCCAGCTTGTAAAGTGCTGTCTCCTGGTCTGCCAGGGATTTACTCAATGCCACAACCGCCTTACTGCCTTCTTTCTCCGTTAAGATTGCTTTGTCGTGGGCTTTCTGTGCCTCCTCAACCTTACGTTTCTGGAGTTCGATTTTCTGAGACAGATAATCATGCTTAATTCTAAGCTGATCGGTTTCCGTACCATATACTTTTGCTTCTTCATAAGCTCTTTTAAATTCCGAATTAAGCAACCCCATATGTCGAGATACCTCGGCAGTCCCACCGGTAAACTGCGAGTAATCAAGTCCAAGAACAATTGTTTTTTTATAAGTACCCGCCATTTCCAAACCCCTCAATCTCTGTCATACTGTTTATTTCGCTACTGCATCGGAAATATTTTGATTCGTATTCTGTCCCCTCCGCCGCTGCGGCCCGTGTCTCTAACTCATCTGTATACATATCGACCATTGCAATTATTTTTCTGTGTGTAGAACTCCAGAATTCAGGCTCGGTACGCTCCATTTTTATGCAGTATGTATAATAGAGATAATCTATATGGAAATCTATCTCTTCATCTGCTTCATGGTTACATACCGAGCCATTACTTTTTTTGCAAGTTCTTTCTGCCTTTCATCCATCATGGTATAGAGTGATTCCATAAATGTTTCCACGACTTCCCGTCCGGACATCATACCCATTCGGTCTGAAAGAAGCACAGCCTCTTCATAAGAAATTCCTGATTCCGGCATGAAGATGGCATAGACACAACACGGAAGAATATTGGTATCTTCCAGGGAATCCAGATTAATTTCCAGTTTATTCATGATTTTCTGGAATTCAAGAAGGCTTCGCATATTGCAGAAACCATGGTATTTCTTATTTTCCACAGGATCAATCAATTCTATCTCCTGCGCCGGCTCAACCATTATTGTTTTCATTCTTATTCCCCTTTCGTCGGGTATGTACTCGGCCCCGTTGTAAACCATTTAGATGCCTGCGCATCTGTAAAATCCGAATTCGCCGCATCACCAAAAAAACGCAACCATTTATCACTTTCTCGTGGAATAAAATTTATGGTAACACTGTCTGTTGAAAAAGTAATATTACTTTCAGACTGTTTATTTGTGGAATTAATCGGCTGTACCTGTCCTTTTAAAAGCCATACATACTCGCTTTTTCCTCCAGTCTGTTCTACCTCATACCCAAGTGCAATATATGGCGGCTCATCTCCTGCGGACTCTATTACTATACCGTCTTTAAACTGATTTCCGCATATTTCCGTCCTCACCTCTACAAAGACCTTGTTCACGTCTACCACCACGGCAATACCGTTAAGAATGGAGACATCCTCCTGCTTTACTCCTTCTCCATACAGTTCCCCTTTCGACACACTAGGAGTAAGCTGGATCTGCATTGCTTTCCCGAAGTCTTTTACTTCTCCATACGTTGTGCCAGAGTTATTATCTGTAGTCAGCAGACAGTATTTCAGATTTTTTACATTGATTCTGTTTGATTTTGCACTTTTGCTACCCATAAATACCACCTTCCATTTTCTCGAATTTTATAATCGCTCGCCATAATTTCGTTGCCGGATCGCAGCTTTTCTCTACTTCCGGTATGGAGTATTCTGGCTTCCCGATTGCATTCATGAATTTTTTCACCGCCTCATTAAGCGCCATTCTTTCCAGATACCATAGATCCACCTCATAACTACTTACCCATTCCTGGCCGGCGCCATCTCCGTTTAGCTCAGAAGCAGTATAATAATCTATGCAGGTGGCACATGCCGGCATCAAAGGCACCGGTTCGTCAAGAACAGGAATATTCAATTCCGTTTCGATGATTTCTTTCACCGTCATTCCGTCACCTTCTTTACCATATCATCAATCGCCTTTTCTACTTCTCCCTGTGCGTCTCTCATGGCCTTATCCATAAATTGATTCCCCTGCACCCAGGTATGGCCATCACGAGCAAAATGGCCGTCATTTATCTTATTCCACTTATAGCCGGTCATTTTTCCACCGCGGATACTTGCATACAGCATCCCATTTTTATCTTTCCGTACATCTGCGGTTACATCATCCCTAGCATGTTGATACGGCCGGCTGCCATCATAGTTGGAGGGCGGTATTTCTTTTGCACGCGCTTCAATATCGCTGTTATGGAGATATTTTTTTATTTTTCCTTTGACGATAGTGCCGAGCTTTCGAAGCAGCGGGCGTTCCTGGCTTTCAAGTTCTTTTGGCATCTGTGCAAGCATCTGGTCAATCTCAAATATTCCATGCTCATAATCAAATTTTACATCCATTCCATCACCCCGCTGTTATTTCCATTTCTCCGACATTTTTCTGATAGGTACGAATAATGGTATATAACTCTCCATCATAGTTTATTTGGGTCGGCCGGTATTTCTTACCTTCGTGTATTTCCGTGCAGGCACTGTAATCATCCGGATTCATTCCAAACGTTAATTTTGGTATAAGTCCGACTCCATAAGCCGCAAAATATTCGCTTCGTACTACGCTTTTCACTTCGCAAAACACGTCTTTTCTATGAGGTACTACATCCGCGCCTGACGGTACCGATGTAATCAGCACACAGACATCATTACGCATTATAATCACCACACAGACTCAGGGAATCTCTCAGCGCCACATAAGCCCGTTCATAACGGTCGGCACTGCCATCATAGTTATACTGCCATTTGCAATAGAGCTCCGCTGACTTAACAATAAGGGGATCATTTTCTTTCCCGGCAGTAGCAACGCCCACCCGTGATAGATCACGCAGGCAGGCGTTTATATTTGCGTCGATATCATTATCCAGTTTGTCATGTGATATTCGCATAGAAAGTTTTATTTGCTCTATCATATTCCATAACCTCTTTTTATGCATTCTTCTTGGTCACAGTCACAAGGGAATTTTTGTCAATTACTTTTCCGTCGCAGATCATAACCGCTTTTGTAATCTGATCCTCGGTATCATTATCCTCATAACTCTTAACCACCATATTGTAGTTGGTATTGAACATATAATCAGACCAATCGAACAGGAAAGCTACTACGGTATCTTTACTAATCGTTGCCCCCAGGCTTGTCATATAATCGTTTAAGACTACCCGGCGTCCGAGGAGCGTTCTCTCAGGCTTTCCGTCAATTCCATAATTTACTCTGGCAATTGGCTGTTTATTTGTATCCACCATGCCTACAAATTTCATAAATGTCTTCTTAGTCATATTCCATACTGCGCCGTTCTCATATGCTAGTGGAAGCGCCGCTTCCGCTTCTACGAGAGTCTGGTAAGTCGGATCGGAATTCGCCGCAATATCAATATTACAACCAGATTCCGCCGTTTCTGTTAATACACCTTTCGGCTGCCCTGACCCGGTTCCGAAGATAAACGCCTTTTCCTGAGCCTTTACCATTGCCTCTGACACACTGTTAACAAACACAGTTTCAAAAATCTGTAAAGACATCACAGATGTTTCCAGTGTCATGGAAATAGCACATCTCAATTTGTATCCTTTAATGTCAATCTGCCCGGTTGTCTTCTTCTGCTTATCACTGGTACCGCCTTCTGCTACCCATGTTGCCTCCGGCTTAACACTGGACGTGGGAACTGTGGCTCCAGCCGCATAAGACGTCTTAGTGACAAGCGGCAGAATCATTCCCATTGATTCCATTTTTTCCACAATACGGTTGACTATGGTCGGAGAAATCACGGATCCTACATCCGTGGTCTTTGTTGTCGCAGATACATTCCTGAATTTCTCAGGAATTGCCGTCCCTTTCAAGACGTAATTCATGAACACTTTACGATACTCCACGGAATCGTACATATCTTCTGCGTTTTCGTCGTCTCCTCTTCCAAAAGAAGCCCCGTCACCAACTCCGGATAACGGAAGCGGAGGCGTAGACAGCGCCCTTAAGTTCGCTTCTGCTTTGGCTGCTGCTTCAAAGTTCTTATCCAGCTCCGTCACGGCCTCCATTTTCTTGTTGGCCTCCTCCAGCTTTCCTTCGTTGATAAGCGTCTCCGCTTCGTTGATAAGTGCCTGTCTTTTTGTCTCATACTCTTTTCTATTCATTACCTCTGTCTCCTTTCAGATTTAACAATTTCAGCCTTAACTCAGCCTGTGCTTTGTGTATTAAAAAATCCGGGGTTTTCTGTCCCGGATCCTTAATCATGTTTCTTAATTTTGCGATGGTTTCCGGCGGGATTCCTCCGAATGCATTCTGCATTGGGATGGCGTTGTCGGAAAACATAATTTTATCGACAAATCCATGATCTACAGCCTGTTGGGCTGACAAATAGGTTTCGCGGTCCATTAAATCCTGTAATATCTCCGCATCCATTCCGGTCTTGTCGATGTACGCATTCATGATTGACTGGTTGGCGGCCCGCAGGGCATCTCTGGTGTTATCCATGTCTCTGTAATCACCTGACGCCGACGTTTTGACATTATGGATCATAAACATTCCGGTAGGACTGATCTCGCACTCCCCGGCCTGCGCAATTACTGACGCGGCGCTTGCGGCTATTCCGGTAATCTTAATTATTTTCTTCCCGGAATAATTCCTGAGCTCTGTGTAGATTTCTGAACCGGCAAATATGCTCCCACCAGGGGAGTTGATATAGATTTCAACGTCTTCACCTCCAGCATCCTGCAAAGCCTTAATGATTTTTTTTGGAGACGTGTTCTCTAACCCAAGCCAGTCATATACCCATTCGTTTCCCGATTCAATAATCTGCCCTTTCACATCAATTCTCTTTGCCATTCTTCTCACCTCCTTCTAATAGTGCTGTGATTCCGGCTCTTGTTTCACTTATGTTATTCAGATTCATATCAGCCAAAAGGCCCTTGATCTGGTTAACCGTCTGCGTGTCAAGTCTTCGCAACGGCTTATCTCCATCTGGTACCGGACTTAAGTTCAGTGTCGCTCTCCATTCGTTCGGTGTTAAGGCGCCTCTGTCTACCATGGCCTGTAAAGCAAGTTTTGTTGACAAGCTTGCACAATGTAAGTTCCCGGCATCAAAATAGATTTTATTCCCATGCCCGCGTTCCCTCCGGCTGAACAGCTTTCTTGTATACTCTCCGGCCATCTGCCCGGCCATCGGTTCGATTACCAGTTCAAAATAGCTGTTCCATTCGTCTTCTGTATAGTTTGCATGTACTATTTTTTCGTTCGTATTGAAAAATGCATAGATTCTTTTTTTCGTGTTGTCCATCTGAAGGGCGTTCGGTACATAGTCCTTCGGCTCGATCCGCTCCGCTGTCGCTTTCGAATCGACACCGGCAGCCCCAAATGTGGAACTGGATACACTTAAGTAATTATCAACAAATTCCTGAACGGCACTTTTCAAATCTTCCGGCCTCATGGAAGAGCTGAACTTTAACAGCCACCGGATAACTCCGCTGTTTTTGATCGCCTTAATGATCCCCTGATCTGTGGTTGCCACTATATCCATGAGTTGTGTTAGTGCTTCTTTCGGAGAATCTCCGAATAAATCATTGTCATTAAAATCATTTCTCAGATGAATGATTTCTGTATACGGAAACATGGAAGTCTTTCCATTCAGGTAATAAAATTTCAGATACAATTCCTGACCTTCATATTTCGCTTCCACTCCTGCCGCCGGAATCGGGTATAATTGTTCCGGTATCCCGTTAGGATCACGGACGATCAGAATGAAAGCATTATTGTTTAACGCGAGCTGTGTTGCAACCTTTTCCTGCATCACCTGGCCGCACATATAAGGGTTTGGCTCTTCCAGGAGAAAGCGCATATATGGATCCGGATTTACTGCAAAATTCTTACCATCATTCCTGACATGCTTCGCAATCAGTTTTCCGACAGCTTTCGCATATGGCCGTATACATGACCTTACAATATCGGATTCATAGAGTTTTCCGTTCCAGGCGAAAAAACCGTTTCCCTGCTCCGTAATCATTTTATAAACGGCACTTCTTCCGGCATTTTGAAAAAATTTAGGTATCCACATCTTCTTCCTCCTCTCTCTTAAATTACACTTAAGTACTCTTCCAAATGATTTTCCAGCGTTACGTAAGCATCGAGCAAACCAGCGGTTCCGTCAATCCTTCGTGTCCCCTGATTTCCCTTGCATGGCTGAATATTATCATTCTTGTCTACATCAATGGAGGTATTAGCCAGACACCACTTTAAAATCGGATTATTGTTATAGACCACTTTTTTCTTTTCCAGATCAGCCCCCAGAGATTTCATAGGACTGCTCAGTGTCTTTTTTCCCTGGATAACCGGCTCAATCACGGAAGCGCCGAACGTGTTTTTCATGTCTTCCACAAAATATGACGCTGACCATGCATCATATCCGCATTTAAACAGATAGATGTCAAGTTCATTCTGTACCTCTTCGAACCATTCTTTGACATATTTGTAATGAACTTTGTTTCCTGGGCTTAATCTTAATAATCCCTGTTCGGCCCATAAATCGTATGGGATCTTATCTTCCCTTACTCTCTGCTCCAGCAAGTCCTCTGGAAGCCAGTACATTTGCAGCACATAGATTTTATCATCTCCGGGAATCATGAATATCACAGTGGCATTGGTTAAGTCCGTTGTACTGGATAGATCAGTACCGCCGATTCCATAGCGTGGTTTTAGAGTTTGAATATCAAATAATTCCGTGTTGTTCAGCTGCTCGAATGTCAGCCATGCCTCAGAAGATGTTTCACGGATATTGAATTCCTTACAAACCAGATTCTTAACAAGCTTTGGATTATCCTTTGCCTTCTCAACCTTAGCCGCCAGGGTTGACTGTTTCTTTATGGTTCCAAGGCCCGGATTCGCTTTCTTCCAGCATTCCGGATCTGTCCATTCTTTCCGGTTATCCAGTTCATAAATAAACGGGAAGAAATGCGGATCCTTATACCCCACACTGTCAAACAGGCCATTGATAACTTTTTCAGCCTCTTCGTACTTCGCGTCGTAAATGTCTTCACGGATTACTCCGGCTGTGGACGTGATATAAACGAGCGGCTGATCTCTGGCCGAACAGCCATCCGCCATGATATCGTAGAGCGCTTTTCCATTCTTCCATTGGTGGATTTCGTCCATCAGAACGCAATGTACGTTAAGACCGTCCAGTGTATCACTGTCAGAAGCCAACGGTTTGAAAATCCCATCGTTGAAATACTCAGAAGACAGCTCTGCGACCAGCGGCTTAATTCGTTTTAACAACGCCGGCGACTTCCTTACCATTCGTTTCGATTCTGTCCAGATGATCTTCGCCTGATCTCGTTTTGTGGCAACTGCATAGACCTCTGGCCCCGGCTCTCCGTCTCCGATCTGCATATACAGACCCACAATGGAGGCCAGAAGGGATTTACCGTTTTTCTTTCCAACGATCAACACCGACTCCCGGCACTGACGAAAACCATTGATGTCTACAAAACCAAACACCGCCGTCAGGTGCGCCTTTTCCCACAGCTCCAGACGCACCGGGCTACCGGCGCCGGCTCCTTTGGAAAGCTTACAGTAATTTTCCGCAAACTCCAAAATATGGTTCGCCCGTGGAGGACTATAAAAATACTCGCCCGGGTTATTAACTTCCCAGGCGAGATACTTATACCACTCATATATTTTTTTTGATACGGTTTCTTCTCCTGATTCTATCAGGTTCCAGTATTCCAGGATCGGATTATAGCTTAATGGATAGACTACTTTCTTTCTCCCTCCCATCAAACATCCTCCCTCCCATTCACGAAGTCCTCAAAGCCATCATCTTCCACTACCACTGTTTTTTCGGTTTTTGGAAGACAATCAACCAGTATCTTCATAGCCTGGGTCTGTTTCTGGGAAAGCTGTAAATAATACTGGGCTTCCGGACTCTGTTTGGTTCCGTACTGGTTCTCTCCGTTCTTATACTCCACGGTTGTTCCTTCCCGGTTGATGGTTTCCCTGAGATCCTGCATGGTAATCGTCATGAAAGCAACGTCTTCTATGGTCGTAAATACAAGCTTCTTTTTATTCTCATCTATGTTCGCAAAGAGTTTTTTAAGTCTGCCTGTCTCCCTCTTAATCCGCTTTACTTTCTCTAAATAATTGCCAATGCTGTCAACTTCCGCCTCTCTTTTCCTTGCTTCCGCTTCAAATTCCTTGTCTGTGTACACGTTTATACCTGTCTCTTATACACATCTGACGCTGCCGACGAATAGAGAGG